GAAATAGAGCGTGTTGGCGTCTACATCTATGTATGAGTATCCAGGAGGAGCCGAGACGATGCCTTCCGGAGATCCATGGCCGCTCAGGCGATAGGGATAGATCGGAGGAGCCGATGTAGGCGACGTTGCCGCAGGAGTAAATTCGATCTGACCCTCGATGACGCGAGTCACGTTGCCTGAGGCCGTAGAGTACATCTCGACGTCGTACACGTACCGTCCAGCTTTGGTGGCGCGAGTGACGTCTGGAGTCAGATTGATGGCGATCTTTCCAGAGGCCGTCGAGATGACCTGACAGATGAAGTCCGTGAGGTTGGCCGACGTGTAGCTCTTACGAAACTGCGAGCGAAAGCTCTGTCCCGTCGTATCGAGCGGGAGTCCGTTCGGATCCTTGAGGTCGATGATGGCCGCAAAGGACGAGCCCTGATCGGCCGTTAGATTAGCTACGATTGCCATATAAGATTAGTTATAGTAGCCAATGATTCGAGCATAGATGCCATAATTAGGCCACCCCGCATCACCATCGTTGCCATAGAGAGGCACCCAGTCAAAAGTTAAATTGCTGCCAATAGGATATGTGCCTTGTGAATGTGCGACTTGACCTGCATTTCCAGTATAGCCTATACCAGTTCGAAGTATTGGATATGAATTTGTAGCACTCGAATTTTGTCGCACAAATATGTAAAATGGAGAAGTCGGTGAGCTATCACCCCAATTCGTATTTGATGATGCTTCAATTATTAAACTACTTACCGTAGATGGTATACCAGCCGTAGATGGAATAGTAAATGTCTGCCATGTTCCATTAGTCGTTGCTGCTGTCTTTGTAGATGCGACTGTCACTGATGCATCAGGTACAGCAATAGGTGCACCAGCAGTAGGAAACCATTTCATTTGATAAGTACCTCCATCACCGCCAATAATCTCGCTCTGTTCAATTTTAATGATGTAGATTGGTGCAGATAAAAATTGAGGACCAGCTGGTATCCCAAGCTGGTTAATCTTTTGACGTTGAATCTCGAATGTATCTGATTGTAATACTGGAGTAAATGCCATATCTTAATTTATTTTAAAACTGCGTTACGATCGTGATTGCTTCGGTCTGTCCAACGGCCTGAGTGATCGGCACTCGATTTTGCACGAAGATGACTTCGCCGGTACCATTGACATATTCTTCTGAAGAAGCCGTACTAGCTATCGCTACGGCAGGAACAGGAGTAGTTCCCGGTGAAGAATATGCCGGCTTCGAATAAAATTTATAATTGCCAGTTGTAAATGGTATAGGAGTCAAAGCCAGACCGGCCGTTCCAAAATTCGATGAGTTTTGATGATAATAGATCGTAGACATAGTGCTAACCGGCGATCCGATATTCACAAAGTCGACATATCCCCTTGCTCCGTTTCCTGTACCAGAAGTCTGTTCAATGACGTCGCCCGTCACTGGAAGCTTGGCAGAAGAGTTCGTACCTACGACCAAAGACTTCAAGCAGCGATAGGTGATAGACGAGCCAGACGACGAATTGAATACTACTGGATTACGAATTAAGCTAAGCTGACGAATCTGATCGGCGGAAGGCACGTCTGCCGTTCCGGGATAAACCGTGTCATATGCAAAGTTTGCATAGAATCCAGCATACCACGCAGGAAGATCAGATACGACGTCATATCCGAATCCATTCTGCGGAGCGATTCGAGGAAGAATGATAGCCGGTGAACTTCCTGCACTTGCCGTCCAGCGTACGACTCCTGTCGTATATCCAGATCCAGGCGTCAACATCGTAACGGTCTGAATAGCTCCGACGCTGTCGACGCTCGTGACTTTACCGGTAGCACCGGATCCATCTCCGTCTATCGAGAAAGTAGACGATAGGCTATATCCAAATCCACCAGATACTACGCGACACGAATAGATCGTACCGGCTGAAGGCGTCGGAGTCGTGATCGTCGTCGAAGCGCCAGTGCTCGTCGAGCGACGATAGATCTTAAAGAATTGATTGGAATCGAGGGTACTCGAAGTGTTTCCAGATGCAGTCGTGAGATTTCGAGCCGCTAATGTTGCACCATTATCCAGACCCAAATCGGATATGCACGCCCAACGATATGAATCAGAACCAGCTATGCCGACCGTGCCTATAATAGAAGCATTCGTGTGTGGCTGTACACTCACTGCCTGTTGAGAAGAAGAATCTATGCCCGATTGAGCGCAAAGGTAGAGCCTAGTTGAAGAACCTGAATTCCATACGGCATAACATGGATAGGCCGTAGCTCCATTCGTCAGAGTCGACGGATAGAAGCAGCTAGGATCCGTAGAGTCGTATGCTTTGAAGTATGTGCCAGAAGCCCAGTTATATCGAGGAAGCACATATCCAGCATTTCCATAGATGCCAGACTGAGAACTAAATGAGCCCGTATTTAGAGCCACACTTATTTTCTGCAGAGCGATCAAATTGTTGCGCACGTCAACTTCAGTCTTCGAAGAAGCCACAGGAGAACCAGGAGCTATATCGGAACCGTCGAGCCCGCCGCTATATGGATCGGACTTGCCGATGCCGATGTAATACTGCGAATAGAATGAAAGCAAACTGTTTGAAAGTCCTACGTCGGGAGTCGGATTGATCGTAAAAGTATTTGCGCCGATAGCCGTTACGATCGTAGTATTCGACGTCGAGAGTGCTCCTTGAGTGCCGGATGACACGATACGAACGGCCATACCAGCTTGAAGATTGGCTGGAATAGACGCATTGGCTGGTATGCTGACCGTTTGTCCACTTGAAGTGCAACCCGCGATCATCGCCTTTGGCTGAATCATCTCGTCAAAGACGTTCTGCACGTTATTCTTACGAAAGCGATGTGTAATGATGGCTGACATAGTTTAATTGAGGATATTTATATCGCTTATGGAGAGAACTTGACGGTCGTGTTTATCGCGACCGTTGCAGAAGATAGAGAGCCATTTAATGTAATTACACCGGTAGAAAGACTAGTCGAGCTAATCGTGACACTGGATGCAGTAGTAGACGTATTCAATATTGTAAAATACATGGACGAGTCAGTAGCTACGACGACCATTCCGGGAACTATATTGAGTGCCGACACGGTGCTAATGGATAGTGTATATGTGTCTTTGACAAATGCAGACGAAAGTGCTATATTGAAACTATTGACTGCGCCGACATTTGACCAATCGGCATATGTGTATCCAGAATAGGTATACGTCGACGTTGTCGTCGTTATTGCCGTATTGCGATTGGCTTCGTTGTATGCCGCATCCGCGTCAGAGATAATGTAATTGTTATATTCAGTGATTTGCGTAGGATCAAGGAACCATAGCGCTTCTTGATAATCGAATCTAGCATCCGTCATTCGACTCTCCGAGACCTCAATGATTCCATTATTTGAGATCGTCGGCTGCACGAAATACTTGAATCCTACTGGATGCACGAGGGCTCGATACGGGACATCAAACGTACTCGATCCTCCGGGAACACCAGTCGTGATGGCATAGGTAAACGGAGTCCATGCCTGAATTGGAGTCTGACCGTACACACTCGCTCCAGCGCTGACGCCAGTAGCGGCCAAAGTCATTCCAGACGCGGTCAACCATGCCTGAATGTAGCCTTGTATGGTACCGAGGTAGTCGTTGGCATCGTATATAGAAGCCGTGTCGTTATAGAAGATTTGAAAGAAACTTATAGCCGAGGAACGAGATCCACGAGTATTATAAAAATACTTGACAATTTTGCGATACAGCTGAGCTCGCAAAAACGCGAGTTCTTGATCGCTCAGGTGCTTATAGAACGGCGCTGGATTAACCGTTGTTGTTGAGGTCGTCGACATGTACGAAGGAAGAGGCACATACTGAGCGATGGTGCTTTGAATATGAGACAGAAAGTCCTGATCGACCTGATCTACGTCGAGCTGCGAGAGGATCGAGTAGATGACGTTCGACGGACCTGAGCCGCTCTTTCCGGATAGTACGGTTCCAGTAGTAGACGACAGCGTATACGTATTCAACGAGACGGTCGAGGTCAACCACTGATTGATGTTCATGAACTTATAGTACTCCGTGAGGAGTGACAAGAAGTTCGTAGCCGTGAGTCGTATCTGCTCGGGAAACAGCTCCGTAGATCTAGGGGCTTCTAGATTACGAGGCTGCGAGTCATTGATTCCAAGCGTAGATGTCATGATTGTGGATCGCGACTGAATGTAGTATAAGAATTCGCGCCGAGCACACCGGATTGAGCAAAAGAATCTGGAGTCGCCGTGACGCTAGTCATACCCATATTGATTCCAATCAACTGATGGCGACTAGGAGCCACGTCGTTCGATGCCGGACGAGAGTAGATCTTGATAGTCTTTGCCGTCGTCGTGTCGATGCAGGAACGAATGACCATGTACTGCGACGACGAGTCGAGCGTGATAGGGGGAGTAGTCCACGACAGCGTGTTGTTACTATTCGTAGAGATTACGGCCGAGCTTCCGGCTCCTTGACCCGCCATGATATACAATAGACAGTTCGTAAACTGATTGGTGTACCAAGCTCCGATTCCGCCATAGCTGTTGTCTTGCAAAGAAAGACCGGCCGTCGGCTGAGATCCCACCGTACCGATGAAGTATCGATACAGCTCAACCTTTCCGCTCGCTGGATATACCGTGCCGATATGAATGTCAGATCCGGTCGACGTGTACTTTGGATCGATCGCGATGGTCGACGTCGAGTAAGTCGACATGAATAGGCGACGCGTAGAAGAAGACGACGGATCAACGCCGTCTCTGAGATAGTATGTGCCGGTTGGAGGCGTGATCGTTATGACTGCATTATTCGATAGAGAACCGCCAGAATTTGTAGTCAGCGTGATGATCGAATACGTACCTACGTTGCTGATCGCCGATATCGTATTGATGCTCGGGAATCCGGCAATCGATGACGTTACAGTAGCACCGACTACCACATAAGGATTCGTGAAGATATTGGACGACGAAGCGCTTCCGGGACTAGAGAGTAATGTAACATTGAGTGAATTAGCCGAGTACGATCCAGTCAACAGAATAGGCTGCTGAGCCGGCGAGAGGACGGAACTTAAAGCAAAACCGTCCGAAGACACCATCGAGTTGACTTGATTGGCAGCACCATAGAGCGTATTACCAAAAGTAGAAACCAATCCATTTGGATTCGGAAAGGCTGCGATACCGTATGTCGCCGCGTCTGACGCATTTGTCAGCACATTGACCGCATAGTCTTTATAGAAAGACAGCTGAATGTCTGAGTTTAAGATCGACGGATCCGACGTATCGATCTGTCTCAATAGATTTGAGTGTCGAAATACGCCAGTAAAGTTTTGCAATGAAGACGTATTATAGGCGCTAATGACATTGGTCGCAATTGTAGCAAGGTCGCTCGAACCCTTTGATGTCAAATTTGGATTATATTTTAAGTTAGTATTAAGATACAGATTGACATAATCCGGAGGATAATATATCGGAGTGACAGACATCACCTTAAAAGGCTTAAGGGCACCAATGACGTCAGAAGAATTCACGGCCGTGGAGCTCGTATACGAGATGAATACCTTTCCAGCATACTTAGCCGCATTGATCGGATCGTATGTCACTTCGTCTTCTCCTCCCCACACATTCGTCGCCGTGATTGCCGTATATTTCTTCTGAATGATAGAGATGTAGTCATTTGCCGTCACGGCACGATTTTGAGCAATCAGAGACGCTGGAGCATTAATGCGAATTGAATCGATCGATTCTTGTTCAGCACCGCCTGCAGAAAATCCAGTTGTTGTTACGGTCACGACCGAAGTATTAAGATTATCCGGACTTGATTTCAATACAGAATCGGCATACGCAAAATTCGATACGCCATTAGCAGCTGAACCTTGAGTCGAGACATACGTAAGTTGAACGACGTTTAGATTATTCAAAGCCTGACCAACTACTCCGTCACCAAAGGTAATTTCATATGCGCCAGCGCTATTCTGCGAGAGGTAATATATCTTAGCCGTACCGGTCACGTTAGTAATATCGCCGCCATAGGATGCAAGAAATTGATCGATAGGCGTATATGGAGTCTTATTCAACATACTCTGATTGTCATACACGTTGACTTTCAGAGTAGAGATATCGGCCGCTGGATCGTCGATCATGAATCGTTGATCGGCAAGCGTGTTGTCGACCTGATAGGTCTGAGAACGATTCGCGCCCTGAATCAATGACAGCGTAGTAACATATCCACTCTGAGTAGTTACGTAGCCGATAGGCGACGAACTGGCCGTAGTCACAAACGTGAACGATCCATTCGGAGAAGTGCCAGTAAATTTCGCACCAGCAGGAATAGTTATCGTAGATGTGGCGATAGGAGTACCAGAAGAGCTAAAGGCGGCCGTGACCGTGACCGTAGCGGCTTTGATGGATCCAGGAATGTAGCCAAGCAGCTTAGCCTGAGAGATGACGGACGAACGGAGCTGAGCCGTATCGATGAAGCTCTCGTTGAGATTCAAATGAGCCAAGATGGCATTGTAGTGAGTGTTATAGGCCAACACGTCGAGGATCATGTTGAGCCCCGAGCCGTCGAAGTTCCAGTCCTTGATCGGCGAGTCCTGCCTCAGGAAGTAAGCCCGCAGATTAGCCTTGATCTGATCAAAGTCAAGTTCCGTTACGTTTAAGAGTGGTTGTGCCATAAGTTATCGTAGTCTCTCGAGATAAAAATTCAATGCCGCCTGTGTATTTAATGCGATGACGTTAAAGTTAATCGTGACCTGATATGCATTTACATCAGAACTGTCGATCACATCGACGGAGTTCACATTCACTCGAGGCTCATATTGAATAAGGACTCGAGTGATCTCTTTATTTATCGCCATCATCGTATATGAATTGGCATTTTCAAATAAGAGTGCCCGCAAATTGGATCCACGAAACGGATCGAACGGCGTCTCATAGAAGTTGGTCAGGACTAAGTTGCGGACCGAATTCTTTACGGCCATGATGTCCGTGACCGGAATGACGTCCTTGCTGTAAGGACTAATGAACGGGTCTCGAAGATCCAGATCCGAATAGGTCTGAACCGCAGCGACCGTACGTGGCCGAATTGGATTAAAGTCCGAGAAACTCATTAGAATCTATTTATGGCTAATGATTAAGTGCTTGCCGTGTTGGCAATATGAATAGCCGCCCAATAATAAGTTCCATATTGACCATTACCATTAATAGCAAAAGTGAAACTAGAAGAATTGATAATCGTGGTTTGTGGCAAATAATTATTAGTTGCTGTAGAACAGCCAATTACTATAACATAATTACTTGAAGGCAAAGCAGGAAAGGATATTGTCCTACTCAATGTAGCACTCATATCGGCTGAACCGGTGCGAATGTTTTGAAAGATATATGGCGAAGTAAGATTGATGGCCGATGAGCCATTCACATTCACCGTCGCACCATTCACATTCAATGTAGAGCCACAGACATTGATATTTCCACTCGGATCAATCTCAATGAATGCACCAGTCTTATGCATCAAAGACACACGTTCTTTACTAGACGTATCATCATATTCAATCACGTGACCGGAACGAGTCTTGATGACCTGATTGTTTGGATAGGCTGGAGATATATAGTTTAGATCGAGAGTTTGCTTATAGGTCGCCTTAGCTGCTTTTGTGCCTGAGATAGCTTCAGTTGGAATATCAGCTCCTACCTTAGATGGATTGGTACCAGAAGGATCCGAAAATCCCTTAGTCTTATCTGGCAAA